CCATGTATTGATAGTATACCGATAGGTTCCGTTGGCAGGTGCAAATACGGTATGTGGATGCGTCCAGTAGGGTGGAAATGCAATGAGTTGACCCTTTTTTAATTTAATGACTTTGTGCTGGGAAGGAAAGTAAAACTCTCCTTCATCATAATCTCCATTCAAGGCGATGATAATGCTTAAATTTCTTATTTTTAGGGCAGAGACAAAAGGGTCTTCCGATTCACCTAAGACTCCATCGGAATGCAACCGTGTAGGACCATATATTTTTCGTAGACAATACCCACTGTCTCCTTTGGATTGGACTCCATGTTTATAATTCAAAAATTGAATGAATTGATTAATAACCTTAAATAATTCATGGTCAAAATGAGGATGGGATTGTGCAGTCAACTTGATAAATTTACAATTGACATTATTTGAAGGTTTCCACTGTTCTACATCCGTAGTGGGGGCGGTATTGATATGGTGTATCAATTCGTCACATAAAGATTCACTGATGAATTCAAACGGTTCGGTAAGGATAATCCCATCTTGTAAGACAGGATTATCAATCTTGATTTGTATTTCTTTCCGATACATTTTTTGAACATAGGTCATGATGTCACTGTATTCCACGAGTTCATAGGAACCTTCTACCTTGATGATTTTATCTACAATGACTCGTTCTGTGTGTTCACTGACTTCATTCAAATGGTTTGTTATGGTACAGGATGGGGTCGGTGTAATGATGTAGACATGATTGATGTTGATTTCAGCGGATTGTGTAAGCGTCAATCGTTCGGGATGAATTTGTAAGACTTTATAAATTTCGTCCATACTACATTAAGGGAGGCATTCCTTTGAATTTTTAAATTAATGTTTTCGTGTGTCCAACCTAGATTTCAAACATTCTTTAGCAATGTGCATCGTTTCACATTGTGTTTCTACTGGAACAATGTTCATGACACATTTGGCCTTTCTACCATGAACAAGAGGTTCTGTACATCCCTTTTCCGTAGGCGGGGTAGGAGCAGTTGTACATCGGGCTCGGAAATGTTCGTACCGTTCTCGCACATCACAATACGTCAAGCCAGACTTTTTCCCCAACATCTTATTGATATGTTCATGGAGCCTGTATACATATCTAGAAAACGTATCACGACTTTCCATTTCTTTCATCGTCAAAGGAACCGCTTTGAAATTTTTCTTCAAGTTCATACGGCAATATTTACAAGGGAGCACATGCTCTAATTGTAAAACAAAATCACGATACTGATGTTTTTGTTCGGGTGTGGGGGATACCGGATAATTAAAACTCATGGTGTGAAGTACATGCCATAATGGCGGACCCCACACCGTCGTGAGCATACCATCTCCACTTTTCATGTCGGACCGCTTGAAGACCCTGCGCGTTTTCTTTTTTTCCATAGTATACACCTACATTAAATCTAAATATAAATAGGTCAGGTAGGTGGTGGTCGCAAAGAGAACGCCGCCCCACAAGGTGTCTACCACGACCGTCTCCAATTCCCACTTTTTAAAAATGGAATAGTTGGTCGTTTCAAACACACCATTGACAAGACATCCTAGAAAGAAGGCGTCCCACACCGGTCTCCTCGGGAAAATGATAAAATAATTCAAGCCAAGAATCAACAAGGTGTAGCAGGCAAGGACCGCTCCCCAATACAGATGAAGAGGTTCATTTTGAACCACTCGGATTTGGTGCAAAAAGGCCTTTTGCCGTACTCCTAAAAAGATACCGTCCAATATCAACAAAAGAATGGAACTGACAATCAGGGCCTTCATAGAATAGGCAGGTATAAAAATTGATACATATTAAAGTCGTTCCCCCTAAGTATACCATGGAGCAGACGAAATTGACGCGTGAGGAATGGAACAGCATTGAGCTTCCTGTCTCTGCAGAAGAGAAGGCCATTTTCTTGTTCATTCGCGAAGCGTTCGGAAACATTCAACTACAACTTCCCCGATGCATTTCAGCGTATACTTATTTGAAAATTCCTCCTTCCAAAGAGTTGGACCTTCATTTGGCACATTTGTATTTCAAACATCCTCAGTTGCCTCCTTTGGAAAAGGTAAAGCTGAAAAAGGGTGACCAAATTCGGCTTCAAAGTGGTAAGAAGTTGCCATCGGACATTTACGAAGTAATTCTATTGTCCATGTGTTCATCCAAAGCCTACTTTCATTTGTCGCGCATGTTGGACCTGACGGTCAAGCATGCCAATCCCTACGTCCTAGAATACTGCAATCAACAACTGACTACGTATACTCCACCAATTGCCGCTTTGACCATGAATGCTGTTGCCTTGTTGGAACACAACCCATGCGACCTGTATACTCCGATTGAATTGTATTCTCATCAGAAGGACCTCTTTACTTTGTTCCAAGAGCCGAACAAACTTGTCCTGTATACAGCCCATACCGGCATGGGAAAAACGTTGTCTCCACTGGGATTGGTTGGAAAGTACAAGGTCATTTATGTGTGTGCCGCACGCCATATTGCCCTTGCTTTTGCCACTGCATGTTGCTCCAGTCATATTAAATTTGCGGTTGCCTTTGGGTGTGAGACGGAGGACGATGTCCGACTTCATTATTCGGCTGCTAAGAAATTTACGGTGAACAAACGGTCCGGTGGTATCAAGAACGTGGACAACAGTCGGGGAGAAGACGTAGAAGTCATCATTTCCGATTTGGCGTCTTGTCCCTTGGCAGAATCTTACATGTTGAAATTCAATCCTAAAGAGTCACTGCTTCTGTACATTGATGAACCGACCATTACCATGAATCACGCCGATCATCCCCTCCATGGTCATCTTCGGCATTTATGGGAATCTTCCGTTGTTCCCAATGTGGTCTTTTCCTCGGCAACTTTACCGGACATTGACTATACTCGTATAACGCACTTACCCGTTCATACTATCAAGTCGCACGATACAGATAGAACGGTTCAGGTCGTTTCTCCCGACCATACCGTGGTCTTGCCTCATCAAGAGATGAAGACGTATACTGACCTACAGAAGCTCATCCATCATTTACAGAAGAATCCCGTCTTGTTGAAATATGTGGACTTGCAATCGGTTCTGACGTTTCTCAAGGATGTTCCTCCACCCTTTACCACCATGCGAGACATTACCATTCCTGCCATCAAACAATGGTATGTTACTACGTTAGCGTCGTTGAGCGAAGAGGCCTGGACAACCATGACACATGTCAAGCGAACGGTCCCTTCCACCATTCAATTATGTGCGCAAGACGCATGGACATGTTCGTATGGCCCTACCATTTACTTGGCCGACAACGTGAACAAGATTGCCGCCTATTGTTTGAAAACGGCTCAAATCCCAGAAAGTATACTGGCTGAATTGATGGTTCAATTAGGACGGAATACCTCCCTTTCAGAAAAGATTGCCAAACTGGAAAAGGACATGGAAGACAAGAACAAGGATTCCGAAAAGGAGAAGAAGATGGCGGACGACCGGGTAAGTGCAGAAGTCCGGAAAATTCAAAAAGAAATAGAAGCCCTTCAACAATACATCCAGCCCATTACCTTGCCGGATGTCCACATTCCGAACAAGAAAGACCATTTGACGCGGTTCGGACACGACGACAAATTGCCCATTGCTTTCACGTCGGACGTGGACGTATCCACCATTGAAAAGATTCTCTCCACGGATGTAGACCCTTCGTGGAAAGTATTGTTGATGCTGGGGATTGGTGTCTTTTCCACCGAGGTTCCTCCCAAGTATTTAGAAATCATCAAGGACTTGGCCACTCGTCAAAAGCTCTACTTGATTATTGCCAATACACACTACATTTACGGAACCAATTACCCGTTTGCCAATGCTTATGTTGCCAAAGATTTGACGCACATGACACAGGAAGAATTGATTCAGGCCATGGGTCGTGTGGGTCGCAACAAACGGGTTCCTTATTCCATTCGGTTGAGGGATGCCTCTACCATTCAAACTCTCTTTATGCCTCAGCCCAGTCCGGAAGGGACCAAAATGTTGGAATTATTTCGTAAAAAATAAAATATAGCGTTAGTCTATGCCAAAAGAGACCCCTTCCTCCGCCGACAAATGGAAGTATACACTCTACACTACCTTTATTCTTTTACTGGTCTTTAACCCTAAGACTTACCAATTTACAGATGGGTTTTTATCCGGTCTCTTGGGTCGGTTAGCGTCTTCGGCGGGTTGTCCTACCTGGCTCGGGTTTGCAGTTCATACCGTTGTCTTTACTGTCTTGCTCCGTGTATTGATGGGACTCCCGATATAAAGAGAATCTATCTGAGTATACTGTATGCGACTGATTGAGTTCGCTCGTTCTCCCCGCTCCGACAAACGATTTTTTGCTCGTTTTATGGAACCTGAACGAACCATCCACTTTGGAACACGGAAGAAAAATACTTACATTGACCATGGCAATGTAAACATTCGCGACATGCACGTTCTACGAAGGAAATCGTATTTAGAAGAATGGAATACGGTAAATGAAGAAACCATGACGACGGGAATCTTATGGGGACCCACACCAAGTGTAGAGGGAAATTTATCTCGTATACTTCTGTTGTTTAACATACAGGACGACCGATAATATATATGTATAACTTATATGAACGTTGCGTGGAATTTCTGGTCTGAACATTTACCAAATCATCGGAACCTCCCACAGTATTCACCTCCCTCCCAACCATCTCCTAGTCCAACTCCTATTCCATCTCCTATTCCATCTCTACCTGTTGCTAGACCTCCTTCACCTCAACAAGATATCCAATTTCATCCCATATCAGTTCGAATGTTTCAAAAAAATATTGAATCTTTATGTGGTAAAATTCTTGAAATAACGGACGAAATTTCTGGTCTGGATGACGTAGACGAATTTATAAGAAAGGTGTTGACTCGGAATTTGAAACAACGTAGGTTTTATACAAAACGTAGACCTCTTAGATATAGTGACTACGACGAGGCTATGATTCACGTTCGATCTAAGTTAAAAGAATTGTTAACTTACTTAAAAACGTATCATAACGATATGCAGAATTATATGACTCATTATGTCAGAAAAAAACTGCCGTCGTTAAAACTACTAAAAGATTTACCGAAAGAACCCGAACCAAAACCACAGCTAGATGGTGATATTTTAGATTCTTTAATGCGTGATATAGACGAAGGATGTCTTGCCATGGCAGTGTTAGAAGGTCAGACAAGTTCAAGACGATTTCGTAATAGTTTTAGTAGAAAAAAAAATATGGACCATTATAAAGAACTTAAGAATCCTCATAAAAAAACTAAGAAACATAGGAAATTTAAATTATAAGTTTTATTTTTTTGTTTTTGTTTCTTGTTTTTTGTTTTGTTTTTTTGTTTTGTTTTTTTGCACGAGACCGTTTCTTACGAAGGAATCCACTTCGTGCGACCATTTCTTCTATTGACGGAATACCTTTCATGAGTTGGAGTACAATCGTTTTAATTGGAGTAGGACCCCGTCTGTAAGTAGGTGGTGAATCTAGTTGGTTTAATAAGGTATAAGTATCCTTTAGTCGGTATATTGTATAAAAATAGGGTCGACCCAAAGAATCCGTAGCATACTCAAACCCCATCCGCATCAAAAATATGCTTGTAATAGGATTATCATGTTCATTTGGTATCATTACTGGACGTAATCTATCAGGTACTTCAAATTTAATCCTATATTTTCCGTTCAAAATTTCGCCTCCCCTATCTACATCAAGCTTCTCCAAGTATTTAATCAAGAGTTTTACCCGTGTAAAAGAGTCTTCTGTTCTAAATGGGATATCCAGATAATGAGTCCCACGATGTGATACATATGTATACTCTTCTAACTGAATATAATCGCTTGTATCATCTATCGAAAAACTTGTATAATCAGAGCCTTCTTCGCGTAGCTTAACTCTAAAATATTTACGATTACTTTGCTGGGTGTCTGTAAATTCAAATCGCGTGGATGTATTCGCGACTGCGTCAAACGCATATTGTGCGGCTGCCTCATCGTGAAACACAGGTACTTTGCCTTTTAAATGTTCCATCGCAGCTTCTAAATCAGCGGCCATATTCTACCTATTTATTTTTCCTATACCGTGTACGCCTTCGTCGCTTTCGCATTTTGCGCGTCTTTCCTCCAAACAACGACCATTTCTTTTCTTCAGCCTCGGTTGTATCTACATAGGATAGCACCTCAATGTAGGCAAGTAACAGCTTGTCGGTGGTAGGATGCTCCGCATGATAGTCCATCAACGTTTTAATTTTAAACAAAATGTCTTTCATACGCATCATGGCGTTTTCGTGTATATCGGATTGATGACTCACAACACCACTGTATATTTGCTCGCCCAACGACAGCATAGCATCAAGGATGCCGGTTAGTTGTTTTCGTATGTTGTTGTCATGAGTGTAAAGGGCTGGCCATGGTTTTAATTTAGACACATCGCTCGTGTACATTTCTAGTAATTTTAGTGCCATATATTTTGCAAGTTTGACAGGAACCATATTGGAAAATTTCGAAGGAATACCAAACGCTTTCAATATTGTAATTCCATCGTTGAATGGAGCCCACAACTCTTTGAAAAATACAACTTTCGGAGACCCTTGTTGAACATGGCCCACTATTTGTTGTAAGAAAACTTCTACTTTTGTTTGTATTCCACTTAGTTCGGAAGGGCTATCGTTATATCCTTGCATGGCCATTTGAGATTGATTTACCATAATACTCAACTCGGTTTCACTTGCCTTTTTTACAATCCCTAGTGTTTTTAGGACAAAATCTTTATGGGTCTGTGATGCATTCCAATAGGCAATAGCTTTTGCTACCAAAGGCTTTATTCTTAAAAGACTGACTAATTTTACATCGTGTACACTGTCACCGACCAGGTCGTATCCTTCGGATACAATTGCCAACGCTTCCGTATCTTTTGCAAAATAAAGAATGACTTCTCCTTTTTTTTGTTCCAAGGGCCCCCTTATCGCGTAGGCTGTTGTAGAAATCAAAGCCGTAATTGGTCCTAATGCAGTACGAATAGCGACCTCTAACGCTTTATCTACTATGTACGATGTTGTATCTAGCAGTCCACTCGTAGCCGTTCCCGCTACATGGAAACCTGTTGTTAATGCACTACTAAGTTTTTCTCTTGTGGATAGTTGAGCGCTTTCTTGTTCTGGAGAATCTTTAGATGCTTGAACGTCTGTTTCTACAGTTGCTACAGTTGCTCCAGGTGCCACAGTTGATACAGTTGCTCCAGTTGCTTCAGTGGCTGCACCACCTCTCCTTCTTGTTTTTGGAGCCATATACTAGTACAGTATAAAAATTGATTTTATCTATCGGGTATTGTATTCCCGAACATGGAGACCATTCGCATCCCTAATATTGCCCAGTATTCCATCAAGGTGGTCCATGGTGATTTGGTAGCTACGCCCAAAGACACTACAAACCCAAACATACAGCGATTCAAACATGAAATGTCCAAACGAAAACCTGCTCCAAGGACACCGGACCCCAACAAACGCGTAGAAAAACACGAAGAATTTGAACATGAGTTATGGATGGCGGAAGGTATGATGAGTCGAGGTAGAGAGTATACGATACAAGAACGAAAACTGTTCCCTTCTTGCAACTGCTCTAAAACAGAATTGTATCATGACTTGTTGTCCGATAAGGATTGGCATCGCCATCGCAAAGAGGTCAATCGGTATCGCCGCATGTGCGCCAACAATCGTGTCCTTCGGCCACTTCATGAATCCTCCATTGTCGTTCCCGATTACAAGTCCGAGGATTCTGACGATGAATACAGCATGGAAAACATTTTGGAACGAATGGACCGTGATGAATTGGAATTTGATTTGAATTCTCAAAAAATATCGTTCATGAGTGGTTATACCGATCATGAACTGCGAGCGTTGCTACGCAAAGCCTACAATTGTTAAGGCTTGCTCATGTACTCCAGTCCCATGGACACGGAGTAAAAGACAACTGCAAACGACACACTTTTGAATAAAAGTCCGGTGGAAGCATCCGCCAACAGACCCGGTGCCGTGCGAAGTAAAAAGGCTTGTACCATGGGCATTTCAAAGAGTAAATACACGACACCCACCATGATAGGAATCCGAAATTCATCCAACAATTTATCCATTTTACTTTGTTTTAAATCAGGTAGTTGGCGATGAATGTAGTCCGGTTCTTTGGGAGGAACATACGATTGAGTTACTTGGTTGTCGGTGACATGGGACAATGTCTCTCTCGGAATATCCCTAGAAGGCAACTCGGTTTTGTTAAACGGTAAATCGGCAACGTTGGTCGTCATATCATCCTTTTTTATTTTTGATACTCCTACTTTTACGCAAAGCGAACTACTTTTTTATCCGTGGAACATTTGACAGGATTGGGTTTAAATTGATAACATTGATTGTCGTAATTGTAGACAGTTTCCTTGACGTCGCTTAACTTGGGACCTTTGAATTGAATGCATTCCTTGTCCGTACAACTTTTTCTAAACAACGTGGCAATACCTAATCCAAGAAGAACCGAAATCAATAATTTTCCTTTGTCGGTATGAATGGCTTGTTTTAACCCCATAGTATACATGTGTATTTTATTGAACCTCTATTTTCTTTGCTTTGGGTGTACATTCTACCGTAGACGATGAAAATTCAAAGCAATTGTCTCCCTTGTCCTTGTATTGTATTTTCGTCAGGTTGTCCGGGGAAGGATAGACAACCACGGTTTTATACTCAATGGGCATCAGCGTAATCGCAATCCAACCTACAAAAGCGCTTACCAGGAAAACAATCACAAACTTGATTTGCATATAATATGTTGTCATAAAATATTAGAGAATAACCCCTCCATCCTACTATGATTGTGGCTATTCCCATAGACACATTTAATAAACAATATGTGCTTTTTTTGAAACCTACCAAGAACAAGCTCATGGAGAATGCCACATTTACAAAGATTATTTACTCGCCTCCCAACATCATGTTGAATGGTATTTATCTCTACATCAAACACATTCCTGTAGAATCCATTGTAGAAGTGGAACGAATTCTTCTTTCCTCGTATACTTCTGACAAGACACCCTCCTACGGTATACAGAAGAGTGTACAGAAACATTCCAGTATACATGTCCTCAAAATATCAGGCATCTGGGAAAATGAAAAATTCTATGGACTGGCCTATAAAATCATACATGAAACCCATCTGTTTTAAAATAGGTGGCTGCCGTATACCCTAAGATGATGCATGTGAACAACATGACATTCAATATCATGGCCAGAATGTTCCATTGTACTTGACCTCCTTCCAAGGTTCGGCGAATGACATAGGCATGAAACAAGAGAATGATAAAAATGAGATACGAAAAAGTATACCAGGACGATGGCATTTTATTGTCTACAATGGATTCCTTGTATCGGACAATGCAAAAGAAAATGTAGAAGAACAGTAGTGCGATGGTCAGCAATACTTGAGATGTTTTATCCATCAAGGTGGTCCACGTGGTCGTGGTCTCACTACGAAAGGTATTCAAATAAAACAACAAGATGAATGCTACAAAAATAATGTACATTCCTAAAAATCCTGCTTGCTGTATACTGAAAATGGAAACCAGCGCCGAAACCAAAATGATTTGTGTCAGCATGTCATTTTGTTTAGCGATCATCTATAAAAATATATAATATTTAATATTATATGCAACGGTTTTTATCAGTCCATACCGAAGACCGCGATGTTTCCAAATGGCCTTCCACGAACCATTTCAGTGTGGTCTTACCTGTAGAATATAAAAATGTAGCCTGCATCAAGTTGGAGGACATTCAGCTGCCCTTTTCCCATTATGTTTTTATGGAAGCCTACAAAAATACCACCTTGTTGGCAGGAACCACAACCCCCACGACCGAAGTCAAAATATCCGAAGGTACGTATACACCCGCTCAACTGGCAACGGAACTCGGTCAAAAAATAACACGGGCCATTGGCCAAACGGTAACAGTAGAATATAACACTATTTTGTACAAGTTTGTCTTTACATGTGCGGTTGCCTTTACACTTTCTTTTGAAACGACCAACATCAACCATAGCAATTGGGGATTAGGCAGTCATTTAGGATTTGAAAAGAAACAGTATACGTCGGTATTTAAAACCGACAACTATGATTTGCCGTTGGGAACGTCTACCGTAGATACCTACCGTATTACATCCGATGCACAGTGTTCTGTTTACGGACACTCTAACATTTACATGGAAATTGACCAATACAATACCATGGATGAGATTGAGCCGTATACGTACAAGAGCAACTTGTTAGTACACTCCCGTCATTCAGGAAAACACAATTCTTGTTTTGCTAAAATTTCTACTTTACCCAGTGATATTGAATCTAGTATACAAACCGGGTCATCCCCTTACCGATTTATTCATAACCCCTTTCG